ATAACGAGGCGGCCTGTTCTTCCGTTTTTATCTTCAGAATATGTGTGCGCCTGATAGCCTCCTTTTTTTGCAGGATCTTTTGTAACACCGGTCCTCTCCACACTAACGGCCGGAAGCACCAAAGAGCCTCCATCATCTCTTAGATTTTTGTTGTGTTTAATTTGAAAAGAGCGCTCTGGGGTCTGCCAAAAAATTGGAACCTCTTTGTACCCATCATTTTTAAACACACTGAGTCTGAGGTCTTCTTTAAGCCAGGAAGTCATAGCGTAGTCTATGTTCTCTATTGTAGATGCAAGCATCCCTATGTCTTTTAGCTTAAAATTGCTTCCGGGGGGTAGCATTGCAAAATCAAATTCGTTAGGTAGCATCAAATAGTCCCTTTCTTGCTCTTCTGCATCTTGCAGAAATTTCAAAACCATAGTCGACTTGACCAAATAGTTTTGTGTCTTCTGATAGTTTAACTATCTCGTAGTAATAACTCCCGTAGGCAACGAAATCGCCTTCGCGAACATACATGTTTTGATCTTCTTCTAATCTTCTCTTATGAAAATGAACATTGATCTCCCACGTTTTATCTAGGGCCATATTCGGAAGATAATCTGTAGAAAGTTCGGTGAACTCTACCATTGCATACACTCTAACTGGTGGTAAAAATGTTTTTTCAATCGCCTCCCCATATAAATCATGAAAGTTTGTTCTCTCAAGATCAACTGGAAAATATAATATTTGTTGGCCAATAATATTCTCAATTAATTCGTCATTAACCTGTTTAACAAGATCCCTTTCTTTCTTGCCAAAGAAAAGTGGAGGAGGCGGGTTATTTGGTTGTTTCCATTCGTTCGACATTGATTATTACCCCACAAATATTGGAAGTGGTGAATTTTTCAAAGCAGTCACCGCCGCATCCGTTATCTCTCCCTCGCTCTTGGCGATCTCGCTATATGTAATAGTATCAAGAATCTCCATCAATTTATCTCTAAGCTGCTGTTGCTCTTCTTTCGCTTGCGACAACAATTCGGCATGATTTAAAGTTACGCTCTCACCTGGAATTGGCATTGTTGTAAATTTGCCTCTAATCTGGCCCAACATCTCTTTGCACACCGCAAGGGCGTATTTTCTAATCCATTGTTTTCCAATTGCATTAATTTTTTCATAAGGTAGATTATCGAATGGTATTGTGTTCATATTATTAATGCCATCTCTGCCATCCACATAATCTTCGTTCTTATCCCAAGCATTTACATTGTCAACGTAGAACTGAACCCAAATTCGATCTGTCTCGTCAAATCCCCAATAACTTGGCGTTGGAAATAATCTTAAATTATTGTCCCTAATCTCATAAGCATAATGTGAGGTTCTAGTATAAATTGAATCTTCATACATTACTGCTTGCATCTTATTTTGCCAAGTCGGAATAATTTCAAATGTAGCATCATCAGAATACTGACCATATGTAGAATAGTTGCCTACGACGCCTAAACCACCATAATAGCCATAGAAGCGCCACATGGCACGCGGAGATTTATAAAATACTCTTGTAACAATAACGCGGGAATCTCCAACTTTTCCGGAATATGGGACCGCAGTTCCGCCATCGTCTACTCCAGAGTTTGAAGCGCTTGTAATTATGTTTTGCAAGTCATAATCTTGAATATTAGTAATTGGTGAAAAAGATGCGGAATATTGTGGCACCGTGCCTCCGAATCCGGCAATTTGTGCAACGCTGTCACCAATATTTCTAGCATATGTAAACTGAAATCTTGGATACTTTAAATTAACACCAGTGGCGCCAGATGTTATTTGGCCTCTATGATCGAAGGATGCCGTCTGGTTACCAAGAACATTGGCAATAATATTTTTGCTCTGGTGTAAGTTAATAATGTAAGAGTATTCTAAAACCGACTCTTCATAGGCAGAATAGACATTTGCTGCCGTCAATTCAATATCAACAACATCGCCGCCAAGCTTCTTATATACATAATTTACTTGCAGCGCTGCGCCACTTAAAAAAGTAGCAGAGCCAGTATACGTTCCAAAGGGAACTGCGCCGGATACTTTGCTTATAGTTCCAGTAGATGGTAATATTACTGCACTGGTGGTTGTCTTAGGACTTAAATTCGTTGGCATTCAATAGATCTCCCGCTAGTTTAATTAGTTTACAAAAGAAGAAACCCCCAGCAGTACCGAGGGTTCTTTCTCTATTTTTCTCTAAAACGAAAATCTCAAAAAATTGGCGGCGGTATTTTTCGGTAAATTGCCCTTTTCAAAAAAAACCCCCCAACCGAATTGGAAGGGGGGAATAAAATACATTGTTTTGTTATATCAGATAATTATCCAGTAATTGTGATACCACCGGCGGCGCCTGTGATTCCATAGGCATAAAATCCGGTTCCATCGGCGTAGATCTCCACCTTGTCACCAACTTTGGCAGTATCGGCAATAAAGTTCACCTGATCGCCCGTAATTGCATTCTCTTCATCTTCGTTGCCCCCAGCGGAGCAGACTATTTTGCCAGCCATCTTATCGGCTGTTCCGCCGGCAATAATATATGCAGTAGTTGGATCTGTGCCCACGATAAACGTCCAATGACACCCGGCAACATCGGTGGCGGTGACAGAGGGGAGTGTTACAGTGAACCCTCCTGCGAGGTTTAACATAAAAACCTTTCCACTATCTGCTGTCGTCACAGTCTTGGTCGTAATTAGCGATTCAACCTTGAGTCTGTGGCTACTGTGGGTTGTTGATCCCCAATTAATGTCTCTTCCTAAACTTTCAAGAAGAGTTTGTACTCTCCTAAGACCTAATGCGCTCATGTTAAAATACCCTCCTACAATGAGTTATACGATTTTTCTTTATCACTTATATATAGTGTTCTAAAAAGGAAAACCCCCGCGGTTCGGGGGTTTTAATATTTAATTAATCAACTAAAACTTGTAACCAACGCAACTGCACTATTCGCATGTCTTATGAACCAGTGGCCAGTATAAATTAATTCAATCATGGCACCACGCTTTTCGGCATCAGCGAATCCTACAGTACGAGAATTTATATTAACATAAACGGCATTACCAACCCCCACACTGAGGCCACGGATGTTTACACCGGAGCCGGCATCAATCATAACTTCGGACGCGGCATTGCTATTTGAGACCAACATAAATGTGAACTGCATTCCCACTTCTGCGGTGGGGAGCGTCAATGTGAAGTTGCCTTCCGATGAAGCGTCGATCAAAACAGTTTTACCAGAATCAGCATTAGTGAAAGTAGTATCACCGGTCACTAACGACGTCGGGGCATCGTCTGGGGAAAATTTTACTTTCTGGGCCTGAAATGCCACTTCCGTTATAAATTCATTCTGATTGTTGTTAATAAGAGTTTGCACTCTACGCATACCCAAGTTGCCTTTGCTACTCATTTGTTTATTTTTCCTTTTAGCGTTAGTTTAATCTTCATCAAGAGAAAGAAGTAATAAGCGCAACAGTGCTAATCGCATGTTTTAGAAACCATCGGTTCCCGATATAAAAAAGTTCAATCACGGCGCCGCGCTTTTCTGCGTCAGCAAATCCTACACTCTGGGCATTAATATTGACGAATGCCGCGTTACCAACACCGGTGCTCACTCCCCTGATTCCGTTTGATGTGCCGGAGTCAATTAAAAGTTCGGCTGCGGCATGACTATTTGAAACAAGCATAAAAGTAAAATGCATTCCGGTGACACCGGTAGGCAACGTCATTGTGATATTGCCGGAAGAACTATTGTCAATCAAAACAATTTTACCTGCTTGAGCAGCAGAAAAAGTGGTGTCGGTGGTCACTAATGACGAAGTTGGGTCCGCTGGATAAAATTTAACTTTCTTAACCTGCAACGCTGCTTGTGTTATTAGTTCGTTATTGTTATTGTTTATAAGATTCTGTATTCTTCTTGTACTTATGGCACTCATTGGTTCCCTCCTGTGTACTTGACATGATATATAGTATTGGGAAAACAAAAAACCCCCGCCGAAGCGAGGGTTTTAAGATTTAATCAATTAACGATTAGTTAATCAATCAGGTACCACCGGACTCACCGACAAGACCACGAATAAGGACCAAACCATACATATCAGGTCTGACCATCTTCTTGGCATATCGAGTCATGACACCCTTACGGGGCACGAAGTCCTCCGGTCCAAAGATGGTGGGAGTCGTCTGTAGCGGCACATAAGGTGCGTATACATAACCAGACTCTAGGAAACTAGAGCCGCGACGACCAACCAGAACAACGTTACGGAAGAAATAAGGATCTACAATAACATCGAACTTCTTGGTTAGAGAGCCAACCTTGACAGCACCGATAGAACCGGTCTCGTCATCAACAGTGACAGAGGCGCGGAAACCAGCCGTGAACTCAAGGATACCAGCAACTTCAGGTCCGCAGACGATGAAGTTGGCGCCACCACGAAGAGTCTTACGATGGATTACAGCGGAAACATCGTTGATGGTTTCAACGAGAGTCTCATACCACTCACTAACGGTACCGGTGAAGTCGGGCGCCTTTGCGGCTGCACCAACCTCACTACCAGTCGTGCGATCTACGAAGAGGCCCGGTGAACGTGACCAAAATTCCTTGGTCGACGCGCCGATGCACAGATCTTCGATGATCTCACGGTCAATCTCAAGAGCAATCTGCTCAGAGAGAATGCTGGTAAGCTCGACCTCGGCATCCAGGTTGTGATAGGCATTAAGATCCTGTCCCAATTCTGGCGTCCACTTGGCCTTCAGCTTCTTGGTGATCGCGGTGACAGCCACGGAATCGACCTTAATGTCGATCTCGGGGATGCTTTCGTTATTTTCAAGACCCCAAGAGGACTGTCCAATAACGGAACCAACAGAACCACCAGCGGCAAAGTCATCCGTCTGAGGAAACTTAACCGTGGTTGTAGCAGACAGTGACTCACTAAGCTGAACAGCCGAGCGACCACCACCGTAAGAAGCCAGAACGAAAATGGCCTGGGTCGTGCTAGAACCGCTATATCGCGTTAGACGACGACACTGAACATCATCGAGATTGGACCCGCGGGTAAGACCAACACCACCAGAGAGAACTAGTGCTGTGAGGTTCTCAGTGTTGAATTGATCTAAGCCGTTAATAGCAGCTTGTAGGACGGCGACGTTCGTCGTCCCAGAAGTGAACTCCGGATCGTACTGAACAACTCTATCAAGCTCACCACCAGCACCGAAAGTACCAGAAAGAAGACCGGTCCACGTTAGGGTACCCGATCCAGTCGGTGAAGCATAACCGTTGTTCATGTTATAAGGGCCAAGCTCCGCGAAGGAACCCGTGATACGAATACCACCAGTAATCTCAGCACCGACCCGATCACCACCAAATAGTGACTTCTCGGAAACAGCACGGGGACCGCCATAACCATAACCTAGACGGGGAAGCCCCGCACCATTTGTTGAAGTGGTGAAATCTAGGAAGAAGATGAGCCCACTAGGCAGACTCATCGGCTGAACACTAACGAGATCGTTAGCGATCAGACTCGCGAAAACGCGACGGACAATGGGGAACGCGACGGCCGCGAAGCCCTCAACATCGCTACCCGCCATCGTGCTCGTCTCACGAAGAAGTTCCTTCGCCTGGTTTTCCAGTAGACGAGCCATATTCTGGCGCTTAGCGTCCTTCTCAATACCTTCCAAAAGGCCGGTCTTTTCCCATTTATTCAACAATGCGTTACCTTCGGCACGCATATCACGATTGACAATACCCTCTGTCAATCTTTCTACAATACTAGACATAATATAATCCTCCTTTTTAAATTATTTATTAGTTAATACCTGCTAGTTTTCTCATTCGCTCTGCGAATGGATCAGTTTTTTGTGTTTCTCTATGAGAAGCACGAATAGCAGAAGACGGACGGGTAATAGCTTCGCTTAGTGATTGAGGACGACGATTTGGTCGCGACTCCACCGCGCTTTCAAGCGTATTATATATTGTCTTCGCTTCTGCGACTGAACCAGCTTGGGAAATAGCTTCGACAATTCTTTTCTTTTGTCGCTCATTTAGGGAGGCATTTCTTAAAACACGGTTCGCGTAAAGCAACCGAGCATTAGAAAGATTTACAGTTTGTAAACTCTCCTTCAACTCACTAGTTGCTTTTTCATATTGTGAAAGCCGCTCTTTGAGTTGTTTATTTTCAAAAACCAACTCTTCTTGAGCTTTTTTCAAAGTCTCTAATTCTTCTTCAACATCGGTGCTGCGGCGCTGAGCAATTCCTTGCTCCATTTCTTGTTTAACCTGAAAATCAGGTCTGCCTGCCCAGCCCGATAAATCTGCGCCCAGATCAACAGTTAATTTTTCTGCAAGGGCGTCAATAAATTCTTCGGAAATTTCGATTTGTTCGGATGCCATTTCAGCGGCGTCCACGTCGGAGTCATCATCATCTTTTGCTCCCTCGCCTTCAAGGCTACTCATTGCCTTCACGTCCGCGTCTTCTTCTGCTGCGGACTCGACGCCGGATGCCTGTGCTTCGTCTATGGGAGCCTCTTCGGCGCCGGAAAGCATCTCTGCCAAATCTTCTTCGCTAAATTCTAAATCTTCTTCGATTTCTTTCTGAAGAGTTTCAACAGCTTCGCGGAGGGCGCCAAGATCAAGTGTAACTTCAACATTCTGGCCTTCGCCGGGGATGTTCTTTAGGTTCTTGCCTTCCATTCCGGCAAGATCGGCAGTAGAGCCAAAGGGAACGTCTTCAACATCTTCACTAATATCATCTTCCACTTCCTCCCCTAATGCGGGGGCAGCAGGCTCAGCGGCCATGTCAAGACCTTCGGCGCCTTCAGCGG